AGGAGCAACAGGTGCAACAGGTGCAACAGGTGCAACAGGTGCAACAGGAGTAACAGGAGCCACTGGAGTAACAGGAGCCACTGGAGTAACAGGAGCCACTGGAGTAACAGGTGCAACAGGTGCAACAGGTGCAACAGGTGCAACAGGAGTAACAGGAGCCACTGGAGTAACAGGAGCCACTGGAGTAACAGGAGCCACAGGACCTTCAGGATTAAATGGAGTTTCATCAGGATTAATTTTATTTTTAGATAATCCAACTAATACTACCGTAACCACTACACCTGTTACTTCTACTTTACTATTAACACCAAATCAAACTGCACAAACATACATTGATTATCAGTTTACTAATACAAATAGCCCTGTACTTATTGCTTCATTTCTAACCAATTCAAATATACTTAATTCAGGGGTTATTGTAAATGGTCTTTGGGATTTTAGTTGTTATTTTTCAACCACTACTATTACAAATCCCGTTATATATGCATTTGTAAAAGTTACTATTGTAGATTCTAGTGGTGCAAACGTATATAATTTATATACAACTAGTACGTGGGAAAATGGGGTTAATGTAAATACTCCAACACAAACAGCTCAACTATTTACTATACAATTTTTTATAAATAATTATACCATAACAGATTTAAGTCATCGTATAAAATTAGATTTATATGTACAATCCCCAACAGGTAACCCTAACAACAAACATGTATTTTGTTATTTTAGATATAATACACAATCACATTTGCACACAACTTTATTAGTAAATCCAATTCAATCTCTTGAACAAATTCTTAATTCATCCACAATTGCAAATGATTCTATTACTAATTTATCTACGTTGGAATTTTTACCCATATCAGGAAATAATCTTATATTACAGAGTGACCCATCTGGTAATAATGTTCTTAAACTTAATACTACTGTTAATACAGATTTAACTAAAACATTTTCTAATTATTATTTACCTATTCGTATAGGAAATACGTTATATTATATTCAGTTGTTTGTATAAACATTTTATTTACCTCTCGATTATTTTATAAATAAAATTGAGATAAATAAAATAGCCTTTTGTATATATATCATGGACCAATTTCTTCGAAACCATGCCGCCCCATCTGCTGCGGAATCTACCCATACACGCATTGGCAAACCAGAGCTTAATGTATACGGAGGTTCATATACTATTCTACCAACGGAGAAAGATGAATTTTACAAATTATATTATCGTCATGTCTTTGAACAAGGACAGACCGAATATCTTACAGAGAAACAGTTAGAAGTAGGACCTATTGCTATTGACCTGGATTTCAGATACAAAGAAGCCAAACGCGCGTACACATCCAACGATATTGTTGAATTTATTGACATGGTGGTGCAGCAGTTAAATGTTGTATTTACCATTACTAAAAACTTTCCAATTTATGTGTTTGAAAAGCCCGACATTAATGTGTTGCCCGATAAAATTAAAGATGGAATTCACATTATCATTGGTGTAAATTTGGATAAGGTATCCAAAGGATTATTTAGGAAAAAGATTTTGGATTCCATGAATATTTGGAATCATTTAGCAGAATCTTTGACGAACCAGTGGAATACAGTGATAGATGAGCCTGTGATGAAAGGGTCTGTTGTATGGCAATTGTACGGTTCTACCAAACCTGGACATCAGGCATACAAACTTACTAAAATTTATACATGTCAAAAAGATGACGATTCTGAGTATGTTTTGCATTGTTCGAACGTAGCCAATTTCGACCTTCGTAAGGAACTACCCAAATTATCGGTTCAATATACGGAATATGAAACGCCGCTTATCAAAGAGGCTTTTAAACCAGAATACAATCAATTCAAAAATGTTCCACGGAAAAAACTTCGAGTTGTTTCCACGGAGAGTTCGCCAAACGAGATTACGTGTGAAGCCTCCTTGAATCGTGCGATAGATAACATGTTGGGGAATAAATCCATGGCCGATTATAAATTGCACGAAACCCATGCGTATACGATGATATTACCTGCGAAATATTATGACGAGCATGATTTATGGAGAAAAGTAGGATGGGCATTGAAAAACACGGACCATCGATTGTTCGTGACATGGATGAAATTTAGTAGCCAATCGTCTAAATTTAAATTTTCAGATGTTCCAATGTATTTTGGAATGTGGTGTAACGGAGATAAACCAGATAATGCATTGACGGACCGGTCGATTATGTTTTGGGCGAGAAATGAAAATATAGTTGATTATGAAAAAGTAAAAGAAAAAAGTGTATCCGTATTTATCGACACACTTTTGAAAGAAGTGTGTACAGAATATGATTTGGCCAAAATATTGTACCAATGGTATAAGGATATGTTTGTATGTGTAAGTATCAACAATAAGTGTTGGTTTGAATATTCAAATCAGAGGTGGCAAGAAACCGATTCAGGTACACGACTGCGAACTTATATTAGTGATTTCAATGGTATTTACGGTTTATTTACAAAAAAACTAAAAGTAATCAATGATGAATTGGCAGCAATGCAAGAAGGAGACGAACAAAAGGACATTCTTGAAAAAAGACAGAAAAAAATATGCAACATTATGATTGACCTTAAACGAACAGATAAAAAATCGAATATTATGCGCGAAGCATGCGACTTGTTTTACATCAAAGATTTCATGAATTTGTTGGACAGCAAGAATCATATCTTGTGTTTCAGTAATGGGGTGATTGACTTTAGCAATAAAAAGTTTCGTACGGGATTGCCGGATGATTATACATCCAAGTCTACGAATATTCCCTATATACCTATTGCAGAATGTGACCAAAAAGTGATGGACGAAATTGCTGAATTTATGACACAATTATTTCCAGAGCCTGAATTGTGTAATTATATGTGGGACCATGCAGCATCCACTCTAATTGGAAAAAATAACAATCAAACCTTTAACATGTATACGGGTGGTGGACGTAACGGTAAAAGTAAATTCGTCCAGCTCATGTCGATGGCTCTAGGAGAATACAAAGGAACGTGTCCGATTACGTTGGTCACGCAAAAGCGGACGAGTATTGGAAGTACATCTTCAGAGATTGTGGATTTGATGGGGAAGAGGTTTGTGGTGATGCAAGAACCGAACGAAGATGATGAATTCAACGAAGGTATTTTGAAAGAGTTGACGGGTGATGACCCAATACAAGGTCGTGCACTCTATAAAAATACGGTTACATTTTACCCGCAATTTACCCTAGCCTTGTGTTCGAATTTCAACTTGAAAATTAAAGGTAAAGATGACGGTATTTGGCGCCGTATTCGTAAATGTGCATTCAAATCAGTGTTTACTGAAAAGCCAGTAAAAAATGATAAAGATAAACCTTATCAATTTAAAGTCGACAAAAATATAGATGAAAAGTTTGAAATATGGAAAACAACGTTTATGAGTATGTTGGTGGAACGAGCATTTGTGAATAATGGACATGTAAAAGATTGTCCGATTGTCATGGCAACGTCGGAGCAGTACAGACAAGACCAAGACCACTACGCCGGATTTATCAAAGAAAATATCAAGATAGACCCAACGGGTTCGATTAAAGAAATGGAATTGTACGAAACGTTTAAAGAATGGTGGAAGTTGCAATATGGGTATGGTATGCCGAAAGGAAAACAATTGTTCGATTACATTACAAATAAATTTGGAGCAAAAAAGGGTAGGTCATGGAGAGGAATTTCATTGATTAAAGAACAAGAATCCGAAGATGAACTTAGCGAACTATAATATTAAGAGTATATTTATTCATTTTTTTAAAGTTTGAATACATTAAGGTAAATTAACACTATCCATTTCCATACATGATGTTGGTTCCTCTTCCAAAATCATGTAGTAAAAATGTGTCTAAAATAGTTAATAATAATATTTAATTTTCATAGTATTATATTATGAGTATTGTAAACTATAATGACACAACATTTAACATCAAACGTATAGATAATAGTGGTAATACATTAACTCTTGGTGCAAATACCACTGGAATGACCATTGGCAACACAGGAGGAACAACTTTTATTCAAGGTAATGTCCAATTTGGTGGTCAAGCTGGAGCAACAGGACAATATTTAAAATCAAATGGTCCTAGTACAGTCCCTACATGGGATACTCCTTCATCTTCTACATGGGTTGGAACGGCTACATCAGACCTTAACATGGGTAATACATACAATATTATTAGTGCTAAAAGTATAGATAATAATGCTGGAATTTTAACAATTGGAGCAAATGTGTCTACTCTGAATATTGGAAATTCTGGACTCGTAACCGCTATTAAAGGTAGTATAACTATGTCAGGTGATTTAAAGCTTAATACTGCTGGTATTTTAGCATGTTCATCTATTGATAACTCAGGTAATGCTTTAACAATTGGAGCAACCACAACTGGAATGACCATTGGCAACACATCATCAACAAATACTATTAATGGATCTGGTGTTATAGGTGGAATAACATGTTTTAATAATGCTATGGCAGGATGTTCCCAAATTAATAATACTGCCAGCACTGACTTAGCATTAGGAAATACGCAAGTCGCAGGTGTTTTAAATTTAGGAACAGGGGCAACACGGACTGGCAACATTAATTTAGGTGCGTCAGGATGGGCTACAGGTGTAGTAAACACGTATCGTCCAATTGCTCCACAATATACCCCTGTCGTCGCAGGATCAAGTCCTGCAGCAACAACAACGCCTGGCCCTGGACAAATTGGATACACTATATCATACACTGCTTTACAAAACACTGCTAATTTTGGGGCAACACCTGCTCAGGTTATTCAACAATATACAAATGTGATAGATAAAGGAATATGGCATTGTTCTGTTTCGTTAGGTCTTGATTTAACATCTGCTGGTGGTGGCACATGGTTTAGTTACCGTGTCAGTATTGTGAATCAGACTGCTGGTAGTGTAACACTTGCCAATTCTTGTAATCAAACACCTGGAATAACCCTTGGTTTTGCCTATAATAATCTTTCTACTCAATGCGTATCTGCAATAATCGTAGCAAATGGTCTGACAAGCATTCGAATTATTCCAGAATTAGTTTACAGTTCTGGTACTTTTAGACCTTCCGCTGATAATTATGTTCTCTTTTTTACAAAAATCGCTTAATTTTATCTACATATATGTTTCTGATTCTAAAGAAGATAATAGTCAATGAATTAGAGGTTGATTTAACTTCTAATTCGTTGTAATTTTTTGTTCATTTAATTTCGCTAAATGCAGAAAGATTAACACTGCCAGCATTAACATATAATATTTTTCGTATTTTATTATACAATGATATGTACCCTACACCTAGCTGATAATTTTGTGGTAATGGCTCTTCAAACAATATATTGTTAAGAAACAATAAAAAATGCGGTTTATCTAAATCTTCTATAGTCAATTGGTCTACAACAGCATCCATATATGTATCGGATATTATGTTTTCATGAAATAATTCAAAAAAATAAATCTATTATATATTATAAAAATCGTGTACTTTCTTATTGATTTTAATTTTTTCAGGGTTGAATTCAGTCATAAACAATCCCTCTAATGAAGTGACGCGGGATAAAGCGACATAAATTTGCCCGCATTCAAAAATGGAATCACCAACGTCAATTAAGGCAGAAGTTAAGGTAGAGCCTTGCGATTTATGTATGGTCATTGCCCATGCATAAATTAATGGAAGTTGAGAAACACCTACACCTGGAATGTGTTCGCTTTTCCAGGTATGAGGTGTAATTTCTATAGTGGTATGTTTGAATTGGACAATAGGGTAAGTATCTTTTGAAAATCCTGTTACCACACCTTGACTACCGTTACAAATTGGGGTATTTTTCATATTTACAGTGCACATTACTAGAGTTCCAACTTTCAATGCGATAGAATGTAAACATTGAATATTTTTTTGCAAATGGTTTAACTCATAGGTAATTTGTGGAGAAGTAAAAGATGCACGAATTTTTTGTTCGGGTTCGGTCATGTCCAAATCTTCCTGTTGTTCTATTTTATATACGTTTTCTGCTCCGTCTAGAGTAGAGTAAAAATGTGTATTGATGGCATCTGCTTTCAAACGGGTGGATACAAGTTGCGTAATGTTAGATGGACATGGAAGTCCAACGCGTTCTTTCAGGATAGTATATGACTTTTTAGATATTTTACCTTTACGAAGTTCAGATAAAATGGCATGGAATGCATCGTCTTGTTGTCTGAAATTTTGAATTAATTGTACGCAATGAAACATTGGTTTCCAAAGAGGACTTTCAAAGCAGAAAGATTCATTTACAGGTGGCAATTGATAAAAATCGCCGCAAAACAAGAGTTGAATTCCGCCGAAAGGACGTTTTGATTTTCGAATCGTTTGGCCTAATTCATTCAAACGTTCAAATAAGGAAAGTGACAGCATGCTTACTTCGTCGACAATCAAAATTTGTACTTTTTTCCATCGGTCAATCGCATATTTATTCAATGGTTTTGCATCTACCCCTAATCCGATGCCTGCCCATGAATGAAGAGTATTTGCCTTGCAGTGAAGCAATATAGCAGCACAACCGGTCATAGCACAAACTTGTATTTTTTTATGTTCTTGACTCGCGTGTTCGTATACAGATTGAATCCATTTTGATTTTCCAGTACCTCCAGGTCCAGTTAAAAATACATTTTTCCCAGATAAATAATGGTCGAATGCTAATTGTTGTTCCTTTGAAAATGTAGGAAAAGACACCGCCATGATTATATGTTGACACTATAGTTAAAAAACACTCAATTTTAATTTATTTTTTTTATGTCGTGTCGTTGATTTCTTTCCTCCCATTCTTGTACTAAGTGGAATTGAATTTATAATAGAAGGTACATCACTATAATTTATTTCTGGATGAGAAAGATAAAATAAATAATTTGTTTTAGGGTCTCTAATTAAATCTGATGTTGTTGTACCTATTGATAAATAATCCGCTGAAAATCCTTCTATAGAATTAATAATTTCTTCTATACGTGCAGGATTAAAATAATGTTGTATTGGTGAACTTGAATATGGATGCATTCCCATTTGAATATGATAACCAATTGCCTCTTCAATAGAATGATTGAATACCATAAAAGTATGGTTACCAAATTTTTCATAACATGATTTTAAAATATGTGCCCATAGTAATCTACCGCTCCGTTATATTACGTGGTAACCCTGGAATGGTCAATTTATCAAACGTGCATTCTGTGTAAACCCAACAAGCATAAATACCTTCCGGTAACATGTCATACATACACATGCTCCATATAATTGTCCAGTTTGACTATTATATAAAAATTGCGTATCAGAATTTTCTAAAAAATCATCGTGAAATTCACAAAGATTATTTTTATCATATACTAATTGTTTTCTAATTCCAATAGTTAAAGGTGTAAATACAATATTACTTAACATCTCTCTTACTATGTCTTCATTTCCCTCTACAATAGAAGAAAAATCAGTGAATTGTTCTCTGTCCAACAAACTATGTGTTAAATCCATAATGTATAGTAATATTACTATTCGTTTTTAAGTGTATAATTATATACCTAAAGTAATTTTTGTGTGATAAACCTGCAACATATTCGAGTATTTTCAAATAATTGTATAAAAATAAACTTCCTTATAGTGTTTGTAAATTATTCATGCTTGGTATTACTAATGAATCACATATACATTCGCGGTAAAAATATGAATACAACAAAAAAATAGTGAAGAATATTCTTTTTATAAAAAGAAAAGAAAGATACTATACATTAAAATTGAAATAGAATTTAAAATATACAATAAATAAAATGAGTGTATATTTTGAACCGCCTGTTTATAATTGTGACCGCTGTATACGAACATTTGATAAGTTAAAAATTGTTCAAGGAATTTATGGAACGCGTCATTGTAACAATTGTATGAATGAACTTCGAAACCATGAAATAAGAGAACGTGTAGCAAGTTGGACGATACCAAGTGATTTAGAAGATAACAGTATACCGATTCGCGATTTAATAAGTAATGTATGAAGGTAAATAATAATATATCAAGGTAATGGAACGTGAAGAAATTATTGTAAATTTAAAGTTGTTGGAATCTGTTCAAAAAATGCAAAAATTGACTACACGCGACGTTTTTTTAAACATAGAACCTGAATCGTTGATACCTGAATGTTTTCGAAGATGGAAACGACAAGATGGAAGAGACAATACGATTAAAAAAATAAATGAAATTGTGAACTATTCTATTGGGTTAGTACAAGAACAAAAAGACATGGCTATTAAAGATTATTTAGTAAAATCGACTAGTGGGATTGCCAATTTAAAAGAAACGTATGCTGCTTGTAAACAAACATGTGCAAGAATAGATACTATTTTAGATAAAATAAAAACAATAGAATAATATATGGATTTTAAAAATAGAGTTGAAATTATTCCTGTATTGATTTTTTCATTAATGTTATTGGTTTCTTTTATTAATCATGATTTTGTGAAAGGAATTGTATGGATGGTATTTACTATCATTGGATTAAGTGCTATTGCTTATATCATTAAAGTATTTAAACCGGAAAGTATAAATCCCGGATGGCAAAAAGTATCTTTGTTTCCATTATTTTCTACTTTTTACAATACATGTTCTTTGTCATCATTCTTAATCATGTACACTTTTATTTATTTATATTTACCGATGGCTCATACTAAAAATATTAATTATTCCGTAGTTGCTCTTTTTATCTTTTTTTACATTGGCGATATTTTAGGAAGACGCTATATTAAATTGGGAGATATTCCAAATTATGATGGAATAGGGATTTTTACAGGAACCATTGTAGGTATCACGTATGGTATTGTTTGTTATTCAATTATATCCGTTGCAGGTGATAAATTAACCTATTTCAGTACATCTGCATCTAATAATGAATATTGTTCCAAGCCTAAAAAACAACAATTCAAATGTAATGTTTATAAAAATGGTCAAGTCATCTCTTCTCTTTAAAAAGGTAAATTGGTAATAAGATGATTGTTTTCTTTTTGTTTATCAATTTGTAGAGAACGAATACGGTTCATAATAAATATTCGGTCTTCTTCTTGTTTCTTTTTTTTCAAGACAGGGGATTGTTTACCTTTGTATTTATAGTATAATACGGCAGATACGCTAAAAACGAATATGGCAAAGAGTACAAGGTTTAATATCCATGTATGGTATTGTAATTTATATTCTTTACAATTTTTGAAAGATTCGACAAAATATTCCCGAATACCAGGTTCGGTTAAATGCTCCATAATGTTAAATAAGTATATTTTTTAATACTTATTTAAACTATGGCAAATATGACAAATGCAATAGGAACATTTTTTTGGTTATCTTTTATTTTCATGTTTATCAAATACAAAATAGAGTTACCTGTATATGGTAATACATTATTTGTAGTTATTGTTATGATATTTATGTATTTTATCAACATGTCTATTTTACAACAGCATTGTGGAAATGTGGATTCTTTTGTAATACTTAAATCAACCTTGTTACCATGGGTATTGATATTTGCCAATATGATGTTTGTGTTAACTAAAGCCCCTTCATGGTTGACACCTTTTTCCAATACATTTGGGTTGTTGGTTGCACGTTTTGTAGGATGTAATAGTGCATTTTTAGAAATGTTAACTCCACAAGAAAAAACAAATAATATGTTACATTATGTTTATTCTGACCCATCGTTATTAGTGAATCGATTTACGATGATAAATTTTGATGCAACCATTGAAAAATTATCCCATATAATTGATAAAAACAATGTTACCAAAATTGCAGATTTTAAACAATTTGTAAAATTAAAAGAAATTGTATCGGAATGGATTTGGTATATGTTGACAGCATCCATTGCAATTAGCGTATCCTATAATAGTGTGATTACGAGTAGATGCACAAAAACAACTTCTCAATATGTAGAATCACATAATAATGCAATGGCAGAAACTACACCTGAAATAAAACCTGCTGTGTATACAGTTACATAATAAATTATTTTCTACGTTTACAACTAAAATTGTGTTTAGATTTACGTCTGTGTCCTGTTGTCATTGTTGGGTAGCTTTGTAACTGAATTTTATTTTTTAGAACGTCTACTTTTTTTCCGTCTACCACCTCTGTTAAATGAATCTCCCTCTACATTATTACGAACCACGCGATGTGGGTCTAAAAATAAATTCATATATTGTATTAATTGAGGTGTTATAACAGATTCTTGTTGTGCATATTCAGCACGAGCATTCGCTGTAGGTAACCCACCTGGCTCTGTTATGGTAGCATCTCTAACTATTCTTGATGCATTTAAATTATCTACTAAATCTTTTATTTCATTTGCTAATTGTTCTTTCGATAATCTATCCATATAGTAGACAATTATTATAAATTGTACCGATATTGAAGTATACGCCCTCCGTGATAACAAAAAATAGCAAGAATAAAAACAACCAACCATAATGGAAAAACAGTTTTTTTACGATAGCCTACACCAAATTGACGAAGAGAGCCATCATTATTGTAAATAAAAGTAGGTTGACTCCATAATAATAATCCAAACATAAAAACAAATAAAAAAATAGATATGCTTAAATGATTCATACAATGAAACATTATTTTATTTTTGACATTATTCATCATTGCCTCCATCGTTACCATCTTCGCCATCATTTCCATCATCGCCTTTATTACCAGCATCGCCTTTTTCTTTATCTCCATCTGATTTTAGTGCATCTTCGACACGAGATGTAAATTGGGCAATATTATAGGATGTTTTTGTAATGTCAGTCTCAATAATAGAATTTAAGGTTTGTTCAATAGGGGAACGTTGTTTGCTTGTGCGAACAAAGTTTTGGCGTTCCACACTTTGTCGAAGAGCCATTCGTTTTTTAATATCTGAATAATCTGGAATATTTAATTCAGATTTTAGTTTTGTGTTTACAAATTGAACTACATCTTTGGGTAAATTTCTGCAAATGGTGTACAAATAATAAATAAGTATAAGTTTAGTTTTTTCGGTGAGAGGTTGTTTTAATTCTTCTAAAATAGTTTGACTATCTAAAAATGTATTTCCCCATTTATCATTATAAATAACATCTTTATAATAATTGTTCAATACTCTTTCTATTGTATCACGATGTGTTGGTGCAATGATGAAAATCTGAGTAATAGGGATAGCGTCTATTTTGAGAGACCCAGTTTCAGTCAGTGTTGCATAAAATTGAGTAACGGTTTTGATATAATTGGCAAAATAGTGAGTGGGATATTTTTTAATAATGTCATTTACCGTTTTACTGGACAATTCTTGCAGTATAGTTTGTAATTGTCCAATTTGACGTTTCATTGAATCTAAGGGTTCGCTCGTTTTATATTCTTCGTAAATATCTGGATATTTTTTCATAGGAATAAGTTCAGGTTGTATATCAAAGTGAAATTCAATATCAGGAGTAGGTGGAAAATTAACTTTTTGAATGTAGGATTCAAAGTGTTGTGATAGTTGTTTTTGTTTTGGAAGTTTCAAGTCTACAAATGTTTGATTGATACGTTTCAATTCTCCGTTTACATAATGAATAGGTTGTGTTTGTTGAAGTTGAGCTTTAATCGTACTTAATACGGGGTGGTTAGAATTTGAAAACGGCATAAACGTTTCTTTATCATCCTTTCTTTTTCTTTTTATTTTTAGGGTAGAACCAGCGTGTTTATTGTATTTGGTATCTAATGCACCACATAATTTTGAAATTACAGGGGCATATTTTTGAATGCTAGACAAAAAAGAAAAAGGTGTAGTTGTACCGATAAACCCTAAATCAATTTTGTTGATGTGTTTATGTTTACCTATTTCGTCAAGTATTTTATCACATGGTATGTCGAATTGAATAAAAACGTAAATAAGTAACGATAATAAATAATTGGGAGATATTTTGAGTGTTTTGGTAGTGATATTGTATGTAGAACACATATCGTTAACGAAAGGTAGTATAGTATGGCGAGTTAACAAAGGTTTATTCGTTATTTCTTTCCATACAAGTTGAATATGTGTTTCTATGTAAACTTGGTCAGGTGTAAATTCAAGAGGTGCAGCTTCTTCTAATTCTATTCGGGCGGAACGAATCATTTCATCAAACGATTGAACACGTTCGATAGGGACAAGAGATAAACCTGTAAATTTATCTTTGTAATAACCGTCTTCTATGGAGATAGAAAGAGACGAACGACAATAATTATATAACAAAGTATTATATTCATCGATGTTGGTAAGATAAGCATCTGCTAATAGTTTGAACAAGATAGGAACTAACGGTGTACTGGTCGTATTACATAAATAAATTTGTGTGCTCTTATCCAACGTAGTATACTTGGTTAAAAATTGAAGCAACGTAGTGTATCGTTTGGTCAAAGGATAGGCCATAATTTGGTAAAACATTTCGTAACTAGGAGGTAGCCGTGAAACACTTTCAAACAGACTGTGTACTTGATTGAATTTATTGTTGTATTTTAATAATTGATACATATTGTATTTTATTTTTTTGTTCAAAAAAGAAATATCCATTTTATTCTTATTGTCTACACTAGATGAATGGTACAAAGATAACGTAAAATTCTTTAATTTAGAAGGACCACCCGTTTCATCACACTCTTTCTTCAATTCACAGATAGGCTCAGGTGGTTTCATAATAAATGCTGCTTCGTCATTAGTTGGTTTTGGTAACGGCTCTATTTTTTCTTTGGGAGTAAGCTGTGAAACAATAAACGTGTTGGCTGAATCTTGGGATAATGCATAGGCATATAATTCTGAAGTAGACACGTATGTTTTTTGGTAATATTCATTTACGGATAAAATTGTATTTGATGCCGTTTGTGTTATAGATTTCCCACTTAAAAATTTTTTAATATGTTGTTTAATACGTTTTTGTATTTTTTCCACATAAGAGTGGTCTATTTGGTTGGAATAAATATGGTAAGGTTCTAACACTTGTATAAACTCGTATAGTGAATAGGCGGGTAACTTATATTGTTGTATAAGTTTGTCCAAAGTAGGAATAAGTGTGTTGTAATCATCGACCTGTTTATAGGTAAATGAAGGTTCACAAAGAACGTTGAATAAATGGTAATGAGCTATCATGTTTAAATTGATTCGTTGAATCAATTGAGTTTCTGGTAAATAATATTTGGAAAATGGAATCGAAGTCGGAGGTAAAGCAGCATAACCATTAACGGGTAATGTTTCATCGATTACATAGGTTAACCAGTTTTGTATTTTTTTGCCCCAATTGGTTTCTTTTTCTTTGGAAGCAGTGATACCTTCAAATTGTAAAATAACGGATTCTGGAAATAAATAAGTTTGCAATGTTTGACTGTTAGGATATTTTTTATCCAATACTTGAAGTACCGTATTATATACAGATTGAACGGTATCGTACGAAATTTCTTTGTTGGTAACTAATGATTTTTTGTAACACATGAGTGACCCTTCTAAACTTTTTTTAAATGATTCAATATTGGTTAATTTTGTTTTTGCATCTGTAACAGGATATATCCATGACAAATTCGATTGGTCAGGAGTTAAACTTGTACCATACGGGTATAGTAGCATTAATTCACGATACCGTTGTGCATAGAGTGAACCATCCAACTGGATAAAATTTAAATATTGTAAAATAGCGTTGATTTGTATTTCAAGAGTATATCTACATTTAGATTCATCAATATTGTAACTAACTACCGTGTACGTTTTATCTTCTTCCACTTCTTCATCTAAATCATGTGTTTGTTTTCGTTTTATTTCTAAAATACCAAGTGGAATGGTTGTTTGATATTTAAAATTAATATAAATAAATTCTTGGGATTCTAGTTGCAACGTAAGACAATCCCCAGCAATTTCAGTAATTTTAGCTTCTATTTCAGAATCATCATCAAATGTTATCATTAACACATCATGAATTCTGTATCGCTTTTTGAAAATATAACTAGAATGGTAAAAAAAGGCATCTATTTTAGAGATATCGTATTCATCTTTACGTTTTATTCTGCTAACATGCGTTACTTCAGATGTGGGAACGGTTTGAATTGTTGGTGGCACAAATAAAATTATTTCGCCATCTACCATAGAATGAAAACTACCTATTATTTCTACAGAGTCGATTTTGATTATTTTTATGATATCATATTGTTGTACTTCGTTCATTATTATATTAGAAGAAAATATAAAGATTTCATGTTAATGTACTTATGTACAATATTCCTGAATTATCATTTCAGTCAACACAATTTGGAGATTATGCATTGGTGAATTATAAGAAACACGAAAAATACGATGGGTTATATCGTTCTATCATTTTTAAAAATAAAAAAGTGGTTTGTTTTTCACCACCCAAATCTATTCCTTATGCTGAATTTTGTGAAAAGCATCCAATGCCAACAGTCACCGCTGACGAATTTTTGGATGGCACTATGGTAAATGTATTTTATGATGGGGAAACCAATGAATGGGTCATTGCCACCAGGTCGATTGTAGGTGCAAACTGCACTTTTTATTCTCAGAAAACATTTCATGATATGTTTCATGAAACGAATATAGATTATTCTAAGTTGGATAAGACGTACTGTTATAGTTTTGTGCTTCAACATCCAGACAACCAGATTGTAACGCCAGTTGCTAACCCTGCTTTGTATTTGATTGCCGTGTATCATATTACGGAAATAGGAATTACAGAAGTTCATTCCAATAATCATTGTATTACATCGTTTTTAACTCCTTCTACTTATACATTTTCTTCGTATGAAGAAGCTGAACATTTTGTACAATCACAACCTTATACGTTCAAAGGATTGATGTTGAAAACAGGTAACGAACGTAGTAAGATTCGCAATCTTGCTTATGAAAATGTAAAAAAATTGAGGGGTAATTCAGCATGTACATTGTATACTTATTTATCCATACGTTCTACACCAGAACAAACAGAATACGAAAAATATTTTCCAAACCATTCATTTCCCATGTATGAAAAACAGCTTACCAACCTGATAGTATATTTACATTCATTGTATATGGATTGTTTTATTAAAAGGGTAAAGCCATTGAAACAATATGAAGCACCTTTCAAGCAACACTTGTATGAATTACATATGGATTATTTGCATCATTTGAGACAAGAAAAAAAATGTGTAACACGTCATGAAGTGAAAAAATATGTGGTTTCATTGCCTACTGCGGTCACGGTTACTTTGATTTCAGCTCTTTCCCAACGTTAAAATATTTAATAGATTCTTTGCAAGCTTCTGAAAACATTGCAGTAATAGTTTCTTCTGTTTGGTCTTCTTTAAATGCAATTCGTAAAATACCATGTTTGTCGTGAGGATGGTTTTTTAGAAAAGTGATGTAGGTAATATCGATATTAAATTTAGTAGTAAATAAATAGTATTCTAGTGTTTTTCCAATTGTATAATCACAATTGTGTAGAATTAAATCTACACATTTTTCCATAGTTGTCTCGCTAGGTTGAATTTGTAATGAGTGTTCGCTAAACATTAATAATTCTTTTTCAATCACTTTACATGCAATTTGTATCAATTGTGTTGGTGAATAAATAGCAGTTACATAACTTTCTACTGTAAAATCAAACGAAGTTGGAATAACAAACCGTTTTGCATCCAACAAATCCCAATCTTTTTTAGCATGTTTATCATCGTTACCTTTTTTAGCCCATTCTTGTTCTGCTTTTTCGTGATTTATAGTATATTTATAAAAACAGTTCCCCATATTAGCCGTTCCAGTTTGAGAGCCTGTAGTAATAGATAATATAGCTGTCATTTGAATCGATTCAACCACATTTCCCATTTTAGGGCGAAGACGAAGTATATCAATATATTGGTTGGTCATCGGGTCTGGAAGAAAGAGTCGTTTTGAAGATGGTTTACCGTTTTCTATAATTTTAAAATCTTCGGTAGTTACCATAACAGTAGCTGAAGTAGAATTGGATTTGTTTAATTCTAGAGTAAATGTCTTAATTTCTTCTTCGTTTGGCGATAAACAAATAGGAAGACATGCAAAACGTTGTTTCAAAATTTCATTGTTGAACCGAGTAGTATTTACAGTAATCATACAATCTGTTTTAGCAATAACTACGGCTCGAATATTTCCCAAAATAGTTCTTCGTAACGCGTTCGCAATAGATACATCGGTATTTTTTAGTGTAAAGGTAAGCATGTCATCGCGTACATCTTCGTTGGCAAGAATTGGATAAGCCATTTGTATATATTCTAACTACAAATTATTAAATCAATTTAAGTTTAAAATAATATTCGTTAATCTTTTTAGTGAATATGGCGATATGTTATTATAGTAATTTCTGTGAACCTAGCAAAAAATTGTTACAATTATTTGCTAAAACAAAACTAAATCATGAAATACATTTTATCTGTATCGATAAACGTTTTCGTAATTCAAAGGGTCAAACCATTTTGCAATTAGAGCAACATCAAGTATTGTTACCAGATACAATTTCAAAAGTTCCAGCTCTTTTATTGTTGGAAAATAAACAGGTTCTTACAGAAGAAGCAATTTATCAATTTCTTCAACCCAAAGAAACAAAAATCAATACTTTAGCAACTTCTGGTAATGGTGAACCGGAATGTTACAGTTTAACGCAAATGTCTTGTATGTCTGACTCGTACAGCTATTGGGACCAAGACCCGAACGAATTGTCTACCAAAGGTGGTGGAGGTACTCGCCAAATGCACAATTTTGTACAACTAGACCAACAGTTTACCATCAACACTCCTCCTGAAGATTACGAGCCAGACAAAGTAGGAAAAAATGGGTCAAAATCATTGGAACAATTGAAAGCAGAACGCGAACAAACTGTTATGCCACCCGTTCAACGTCTTTAAATTTTGTAAATTCATCACTATCATAATCAAACTGAAAACGTGATATTTGTTTTGTTGATGTATAACAATAATAACGTATCTTTTTATCGAAATATAATGGTACTGAACCGATACTATCTAGAAATTTAAAACAAAAATCAATTACTGTATCCTCAAATAGAAAAATACATTTATCCAATAAAATAAGCTTGGTTTCTCTTTAACAATGGTAAGTTCTCCGTATTTAATTGGCATACTATAAAATAATAGTATGTCAATATAATTCGATTTTAACAAGTTGTTATTGTCTAGATAATTGTTTCAATTGTTCTTCCAATTTAACAATTTTTTCTTGAAGTAATTTAATATACTGTTGTTGTTGATTCAGTTGGTGTAGAATTTCTTTTCCAGTCAATAATTTATTACCGTACTGAATGCTAAATTCTCTTTCTTTTTTTAGTTGGTCCATGTATTGCACGACATCAGGTTTCATAGATGGTTCACCTGGTTTATAATGGATAAGTTCTTCATGCATTTTTACTTTAAAAAAGTGGCGTAAATCAGCATTTTTAATAAATTCTTTTAATTTTAATGTAGTATAGTGTATACAATTATTTGGGTTTTCAAGTAATGTTCGTTTGTCAAACGTATTTTGTTTATGGGAACAAACCAAAATTACTTTTTTGGGGTCTAGTTGTACAAGTGGAATGGTATAATTTTTCAAAAAATGTTTTTCTTCCGCTAAACATTGTTCATCATCATATCCTGTAATAGCTAACAATTCTTTTTTAAAAGCAAATGTACCTGCAGTCGCATGGTTAGGACTGTAAGGACCAAATTGTACAATTTTATCTATTTCTTTGAAATACGTATACAACATCGATGACCCAGCACATAATACGTTGGGGTGAAGTTGCAACATTTCCACAGCATGTGAAACACGCTCAGGTGGATAATAATCATCATCATCCATATAGACAATAATATCTCCTTTGCTAAATTGATGTATTAAATTTCGTTTTTTTCCTAACGGTAATTTACCTTCTATTTTATAATATTTAATTTCAGGTATATTTGCGGCTGTAATTAAATCTTCGATTTTATCGGTACCATCATCTAGTATAATCCATTCCATAGGGCCTTTATAATCTTGATGTTTGAAACATTCAATCATACTAGGTATAAATGGGCGCCTGTTAAACGTAGGAGTACAAATAGAAACTAACATATTACCCTAAATAAATACTATTTATATTACTTTTTATTGCATCTAATCCTTTTTTAAATCTTTCATTTCAATACCACTAGACATCATATCGGTAATTGGATTAGGAAACGTAGTAATATCTCCTTTAAAATAATTGTATATATTTTTAAATGTAGTTAACAATCTCAATAAAATAAGAATTATCATTACAATACCTATCTTAGTTCCCCATGCTACTTTTTGATCTAAATTTTTATAAGCAATTGAAATTGAATAATAAAGAAACAATATAGTCAAACTTGAATAATGTCTGCCTAATTGTTCTATTATTTTGTTACCAAACTCAGACCATGTTAAACCTCCCATATAAACTAAATATAATGGCGAAAGATAAAAGAATCCAACCACATATATCCACACATTTATACTATATATGGCAGATACTACAGGTACTAATATAAAGGTCATTAAAAACCCTAAAACGACATGCATACAATATTGAATTATCCCGTTTGGGAATCTATCTACATCCATCATTGCTTTTATTGAATTGTAATTCAACGCATTAAAAATGAATGCAAATGAATAAATAAATGCACTTTTAAGTAGTGGTTGGTATAAACATGATATGAAATTAATTACAAAAAATGAAATTATAGGTATAATAGGAATTAATACACCATACAATACTATAGTAGGTAAAATATAAAAACAAAACAAATCTACTAAAAAATTATCTGTATTTATATATTCAATTATATATTTTATGGCATACCGATAGGATGAATATAAATAAGTACCCATTCCTCCAAAAAACAAAAAATATCCATCTATAATATCAATCCCTATTTTTATATTGTAGGGAAAATCAGAATCATATGAAAATAGATATTGTAACATTCCCATATCATGTTTGTATTTTTCCTCCACCGCATAAGGTTTTACATAAGGTTCACTTATGGTAGGTAATTGTGTAGGCAACATATAATTTAATTTATCAGGTTTGTTTTTGAATTCAAGAAGGATAATCATGCAAGCTCCCAGAATACCTATCTTAGCAACATGTAAAATATTAAAAAATTCTTCTTTCCAGAACTGTGGAAAATTTCCTAATTTTTTTATTGAAAACTTCATATATATTGATTATTTAAAAAAATGTAAAGAAATAAACATTTCTATACTATGCGAAAAGAAGAACGTTTTTTATCATTGGCAAGCGCAATTGCACACAACTCTATGATGCATCATAAACACGGAGCATTATTAGTCTATCACGGTAAACCTGTTAGCGTTGGTTATAATAGCACACGTAATTATTCTAAAGATAATGTAATTGAAAAATGTTATACATGTCATTCTGAAATGGATGCCATTCGTAATGCAACCAAAGTAGTTCACCGCTCCTAAATTTAACCGTATGACCTTATATATTGTTCGTTTGAACCAAACCCATCGCAAATGGGTTGATTCTAGACCATGCAACGATTGTTATCAAAAAATGTGCAAATTAAATATAAAACGTATTGTTTATTCAACTATGGATGGGTTTGAATCCATCAAATTAAAAGACTACAATCCTACTTCTATTTCTAACGGGAACGAATATTATAATACTTTAAATATTTAAATACAATACGTGTATTTTACTATATGTGCGGTATTATAGCTGTTCTCAATCCTACGTTTACACCATCCACTATTATTGATAATTTTAAAAAGGGACAACATCGAGGTCCCGACCATTCTACTTTTGAAATTATCAATAATTCTGTATGGATGGGATTTCATCGATTGGCCATTAACGGATTAACTCCCGATTCTAACCAACCGTTTTGTATCGATGGTATCTATTTAGTATGCAACGGTGAAATCTACAATTATAAAGAATTGTATCAAGAATATAACATTCAACCTGAAACAAAATCTGACTGTGAAATTATTATCCATTTGTACAAACAGTTTGGTATTCATGAAACCATGCAAATAATCAACGCTTCCGAATGTGCTTTTGTACTTTATGATTCAAATACAGATTGTACTTATGCCGTTCGTGATACATATGGAGTTCGACCATTATATCATGCTATACTTGGAACAATGCATATTTTTGCGTCCGAACTAAAAATGATAAATGAATTAAATATAACAACCGTACAACATCACATACCATCAACCATTACTATGTTTCATCGGGGAGAGTTGAAAGATGTTCACTATTATACTAGTTTATCTTCTTTTTATAGCATGACTGACCATATTGAAGATGTGTATAAGGGTATACATGATAAATTGTACAATTGCATAAAACGCCGTGTTATTGCGACTGAACGTCCTATCGCATGTTTGTTGTCGGGAGGGTTGGACAGCAGTATCGTTACTGCGGTAGTGAAACGTGTCCGGGATGAGTTGGGAGTTACTGAACCGTTGGAAACTTATAGCATTGGGTTGGAAGGAGCAGAAGACCTAAAATATGCGACTATCATGGCTAATTTTTTAGGTACAAAGCATACGAATATTATTGTAACAGAAGATGATTTTTTCAACGCTATTCCAGAAACCATTTACAACCTTGAAAGTTATGATACTACATCCGTACGTGCATCGGTTGGAAATATTATGGTTTGCAAAGAAATTAGCAAACGTAGTGAAGCCAAAGTTGTTTTCAATGGGGATGGGTCAGATGAAGTAACAGGCGGATATTTGTATATGAAAAAGTGCCCAGACGCAATAGAATTCGATAAAGAATGCAGACGATTAGTTCAAAACATTCACCTATTTGATGCGTTGCGAAGTGACCGAGGACCGTCGTGCAACGGATTGGAAGCAAGAACTCCATTTTTAGACCCTGAATTTGTGGATTGGTACCTTATGTTGCCTCCTGAAATTAGGTTTACACCTCATTGTGAAAAATTACTGTTGCGAAAAGCGTTTGAATCTTATTTACCGCCTTGCATTGCCAACCGAACCAAAGAAGCGTTTAGCGATGGTGTCAGTTCCACAAAAAGGTCATGGTACCAAATCATTCAAGAAAAAATTCCGGCTATATGGGATTTGGACACAGTCAACATGTTCAACCCTCCAACTACACCTGAACAGCGATATTATAGAATGATTTTCAACCAATATTATTCAAATATGGAAAATGTTGTTCCTTATATGTGGATGCCTAAATACACCACCAGTACAGATTGTAGTGCAAGAACACTTGAACATTATAACGAAAAGGAATAAATGTTTTCATTGACATGTCGACCAGTTAATGGTTTATTTTTTCCTACGGCTTTCCATTCTACTTTTTGCCCTCCTTTATTTTTTCGTTTGTATATTATTTGCCTTCCAGAACTAGACGAAATTACAGAGGTGGCGCGCTATTATAAAATTGTCTAAAAATGGTTTGCCACCAGAAAAAGAAAATGATTGTAATTTTATGATAAAAAATGGTGTAAATTTTAAACCTCCTTCTATGTTTTTTAGTAGCACACCTATGAATGGTGCAACACCTTTAAAAACACTAGCTGACTGGAATGCCGCATATGCTGAATTTAAAAGAGACGAAAAACGCGAAGCTGACTTAAATGCAAAAATTGCAGCTCAATCTATCCCAAGAGCTTCTTCGATGCCTACAACGTCTGGTGCGCTACCGTCATACTGGCCAAAATGTAATATGAAAGATGTTGATGGAAAATTTAAAGTTACACGTCCAGGAAAAGGACCATCAAGTGATTGTATACCACCGCAAGAATCTAGACAACCAGCTCTAGTACAACAAGCTCCGGTTAAACAATTACCACTATGTACAAATTATGATAGAGTAGGAGCGAATGTATATAAAAATGGAGTAGAAATGAGTACTGAATGTGATTCTTCTAATCTTCCATCATGTTCAAAATGGGTTAAAGCTTTAGATAGTAATTGGGGGGTAGTAGGAATGAAAGATGGAAGAGAATCATTTTGTAATGTAAATGGTCTTCCAGTAGATACAAATAACGTAATTAGAAACAAATTACAAGCAATTGAAGGAACTCGTGAAGAAGGTATACAAATAGCAAATAGTGATTTGGCAACATATCCATGGGTTAAACCTGAAAATAAAGGCAAAACTGGAAACCCATATAACATTACGAATAAAGAGGTAGGGAGATATAATCCATTTTATGGTGGTAAACGTTCTAGACGCAGAACTCGTAAATCGCGTCGTTAAATATTTAGACAACCTAAATATTAAATAGTAATCCTATTTAATATATATGGATTTAAACATTGATAATTATTCGTTACAAGAATTATTGAAATTATTCAAATTGGATGATAACTTTACACAAGCCGAATTCAAATATGCACGCAGAATCGTTCACGCTCTTCACCCCGATAAATGCGATAAAGAAATCAAATATTATCTTTTTTTTAAAAAGGCATACGAATTGTTGGAATCCGTGAATTCGTTCAAACACAAAATCGAAAACAATGTAGACGCCCAACTTACCTTTGATGAAATTATTGACGGAATGACCGACCACGATAAAAAAACAATCGTAGATTCGTTATCCGTCAATCCCAACTTTAACAAGGATTTCAACACCTTGTTTGAAAAGTATTATTTAAAGGAAGATGACACCGGCTATGGTAATTGGTTGCAATCCAACGATGATATGGACGTAAGTTATGCAGACCGTAAAAAACAATCGCGTGCTATTGTGGTAACTACGATTGACGAATGTCCCAAAGACAATTATACCGATTTAAAAAATGCGTACACCGTTAACAGTGTGTTGGGCGTATCCGAAGAAGATTTCGTGCAACGCCACAAAAATATCCAAGAGTTGAAGCGGGAGAGAGATACTCAAAATCTTACTCCTCTCAATAATGAGGAAGCCAGTCAACAATTGGCACAACAAGAAGAAAGGGAAAGTAAATGGGCAACCCAACAAGCGTTCAAGTTTGTAAAACAAACTGAAAAAAATAAGACACAGCAACAATCTTTTTGGAGTCATTTGTTAACTCTTAAACATTAATATAAAGATTAATATACCATACATAGTATGATAGCGATTGCTGTATTTACAAATGATATTACTGGATATGTTAAATTTACGGAAGATGGTGATAGAGTTCGTATTGATGTAAATGTTACAGGATTAAACCCAAATTCGTTACATGGATTTCATGTACATGAAGCAGGTGATTTAACGGATAAGTGTACAAGCATGTGTGCACATTTCAATCCTTTTAACCAAACCCATGGTGGTCCTGATTCGAAACATAGACATGTGGGCGATTTGGGTAATTTACAAGCCAATAAAAAAGGTGAAGCCAAATATTATTACTATGATGATGTAATTAAATTACGCGGATTCAAAAGAAATATTATTGGGAGAGGACTAATTATTCATGCAGATGAAGATGATTGTGGAAAAGGAGGAGACGATGAAAGCCTGAAAACGGGGAATGCAGGTAAACGTATTGCATGTGCTGTCATTGGATATGCCAAAGATAATTTTCCAAAAAAATAAGCATTTAAAGAAATTGGTGAAGAAAGTCAAGAATACGGTAGTACTGAATGTTTGTTATTTGATTGGTGTCGTAATATAGTTGGTTGTTCATATAATGAATTATTTGGTCGTACAAGTATGTATTGGTGTAAATTACATTGTACTCATGAATATAGGGAATGATAGTGATGTCTTCATCCGTGTCGTACATGTCGTTAATTTCCATTGTAGTTTTATACGGTAATCAAATAGAACAGAATGTTTCAATTTTTATATATGATAAAAATTGAATAAACCTATAGTATTATAAACTAATATAATGCCTGCAAAGTGTCAATACGAAGGATGCAAAGTTAGAGCTAGCTTTAATATTCCTGGAGAAAAATGTAAATTTTGTAATAAACATAAATTAGAAGGTATGATAAATCTAACAAAAAAATATTGTCAACAAATAGGATGTATTATTCAACCAACTTTTGGTTTACCAGAAGGTAAAATACAATTTTGTAATCAACATAAATCAGCAGGAATGATAAATGTAAAATGTAAAACATGCGAATATGATGGATGTAGTGTTCAACCAAATTTTGGTTTACCAGGGAAAAAAAGACAATTTTGTAATCAACATAAATTATCAGGAATGATAGATGTAACTCATTCTACATGTGAATATATAGGATGTACTATTCAACCAACTTTTGGATTACCTGGTGGTAAAAGTCGTTTTTGTAATCAACATAAATTATCAGGAATGATAGATGTAACTCATTCTACATGTGAATATATAGGATGTACTATTCAACCAACTTTTGGATTACCTGGTGGTAAAAGTCGTTTTTGTAATCAACATAAATTATATGGAATGGTAAATATAAAAGATAAAAAATGTCAACATCCAAATTGTAAAGTATTACCATCATTTGGTTTACCTGGTGGAAACAATCAATTTTGTAGTAAACATAAATTAGAGGGTATGATAAATGTATATTCTAAACACTGTGAACATAATAATTGTAAAATTTCGGCATCATTTGGATTACCTTGTGGTAAATTACAATTTTGTAGTAAACATAAATTAGAGGGTATGATAAATATGCATGTTACGAATTGTGAACAACCTGGGTGTAGTATTATGAACCCAAATTTTGATATTCCAGGTGGGAAAGGTCGTTTTTGTATTACCCATAAATTGAAAGAAATGATAGATGTAAGGTCTAAAACATGTGAACAAGAAGGTTGTAATGTTCGTTCACATTTTGGAATACCAGGTGGTAAAAAACAGTTTTGTATTAAACATAAATTAGCAGGTATGGTAAATGTTGTATCTAAAACATGTGAATATTTAGTTTGTGATATATCATCTCCTGTCTTTGGATTTAAAGGAGAAAAAGGGAGATTTTGTTTTGAACATAAATTAGCAGGTATGGTAAATGTTGTATCTAAAACATGTGAATATTTAGATTGTGATACAATACATCCATCTTTTGGATTTATAGGAGAAAAGGGTCAGTTTTGTAATAAACATAAATTAGCAGGTATGGTAAATGTAAAAGATAAAAAATGTGAATATCCTAATTGTACTATTGGACCTGGTTTTGATAATCCAGGAGGCAATGGTCGTTTTTGTAGTCAACATAAATTAGATGGAATGGTAAATGTAATAGATAAAAAATGTCAACATCCAGGTTGTAAAGTTATACCAACTTTTGGATTGCCAGGAGAAAAAATAAAGTTTTGTAGTAAACATAAATTACAAGGAATGATAATTATACACGCTAAATGTTGTGAATATATTGGGTGTAATAGTGTTAGACCTGGTTTTGATAATCCAGGAGGTAAAGGTAGATTTTGTAATCATCATAAATTATCAGGTATGATAAATGTAAAAGACCATATATGTGAAGCAGATGCGTGTAATATTCAAGCATCTTTTGGTCTACCCGGTAAAAAAAAGAGTTTTTGTATTAAACATAAATCAGACGAAATGATAAGTAACAGAAAAATATGCAACTATTCAGATTGTTCAATTAGTGCAATGTATGGAAAACCTGGTAATATACGTAGCCATTGTGCAAAACACCGTCAAACGGGAATGATTCGTAGACCCAATGCTAAATGTAAACAATGCAAAGAATTAGCTATATGGGGCAAAAACTGGGTTCCTGTTCATTGCGAAACCCATAAATTACCAGATGATAAAAATTTAGTAGAGAATCCATGTATTTCTTGCGGGTTAATGTATGTGTTGGATGATAATAACCGTTGCGAGAATTGTAATCCAGAATCGTTTGCCACTGCTCGGTTAGCAAAACAAAATGCTCTCATGTCCTATCTAGATGCCCGCAAACTTCCTGGAAACAGTACCGATATTACGATTGATAACGGTATTTGTGGAAAAGAACGTCCTGACCGCGTTTATGATTTTGGTGATAAAATAGTTATTTTAGAATGTGATGAACACCAGCATCAAGACCGACAGTGTTTATGCGAACAAACTCGAATGGTGAACATTGGTCAAAGTTTTGGTGGAATACCAGTTTATTTCATACGATGGAACCCAGATGATTACAGTCCTGAAAATGTTAGAAAAAATCCAGAAGAAATTTCAAAACGTTATACTTTGGTAGGTGATTTAATTCGTGATATTCAATCCAACAATTATGAGTTGCCTACTGCACTTGTATCTGCAATCTATTTGTATTATGATGGATGGAATTCATTGGCGGAATCAACATGGCAGGTTCTCACAGGGTTTGAATAAATTAATATTATACTAGTATATGTTTACTTTTATAAAACGATATGTACCCAACTCTCTTACTCAAAAAGATAAACAAAAACAAAGAAGCATGTTGACCAAATCTAGAAAAATGTACAAACAAAACAAATACTATACGCGTAAACCAGTTGCTTCCTACAAACACAAAACATCCAGTCACATTACCGATGCAAAACGAATATACGATGTTCAAACGGTAGTTCCTAACAGCGAATTGGCATTAAAAACGGGATGTTCTCTAGATGCGTTACGAAAAATTGTAAAAAAGGGGGAAGGGGCTTATTACTCATCTGGCTCAAGACCTAACCAAACACCGCAATCATGGGGTTTAGCAAGATTAGCCAGTTCTATCACAGCGGGCAATGCATCCATTGTCGATTATGATATATTGGAACAAGGGTGTAATTCTACCAGTAAAGCGTTAAAATTAGCAAAAACACGAAAAAACAAAAATTGAATATAATATAAACTTTTTTAGGGTAGTACACTATGTATAAACAATTGAAGAATTGGAAAACTCCTCTTTTGTATTGTGATTGTGAGTCCTGTTTTGTGAGTCATGTAGCACCATGTCATGTATATGCTAAATTGAAGAACGGAAGTTATGCAAAACATTGTGCTCTCTATGCAATGTTGTGGTATACGATTGATATTATATATTCATTTAATTATTTCTTATACAACACCAGTTGTCCTTCCGAAGAAATACATTATTGTTTACAATTGGAAGAAAATGAATGTGCAGATTATTACATGATGGTCAATTCGGTTGCCACTAAATGTGTTTTTCATGTGGATGCAAATATATGCACCTATGATGAACAATCATGTATACCTCCATCGGAATACAAAGAAGTTAAGATAATTATATTTGTTACTACTGCCATGATGTATACTTGTTTGTGTTTACTACATTACACACTTCGAAAAGAAATTCAAGAAAAAAAGGAAATTGAATATGATGCTACCTGTTGTTTAGCGAATACTTGTTGCTCTACATGTGCCCTTGCCCAAGAATACAGAGAACTGGAATTACAAAATATTAATTAAATTTTATTAAACTATAGTATGTATCATGTTTATCTTAAAAGTATTATTTTTTGTAAAATAATACTTATTTTATTAATCTTAGCAGAAGTATATTTATGGATAAAAGGTAAGAAAGAAACGGAACTGGATAAAAAATTACAATACTTTAAAAGTAAAGTGGAAAATGTATTCAAAATATTAATGTCATTATTATTAGTTTTTTTATTTAATCCTAGAACAGACCGAAGTATTTTAATCGATTATGAAACAAAATTATTATTATGTTTATTTGGAATTATTTTATTAATTACAATGAAACAATGTTGATTTAAACATTAGTACTATGTTAGTATATGTCAACCTATTATGATGTATTGCAACTTCCTAAAAATGCATCGTTTGAACAAATTAAGAAACAATACAGAAAAATGTCACTTGAACATCATCCAGACCGAGTAAATGGGAATGAAGAAATGTTTAAAAAAATATCGGAAGCCTACGAACATTTATCCGATGAAAATAACCGTCGTATTTACGACCAAAGTTTAAATCCTTCTATGAATTTGTTTGATGTTATTTTTGGAAATCCGGATGTTCAAATGTTTGGTCAAAAAGAAATGCCGTTTCCGTTTCCGTTTCCTGTTCAAAAACCAGCACCGTTACTAGCATCGGTTGAAATTACGTTGGACCAAGCTTATACCGGATGTTGTATTCCTATTGAGGTAGAACGCCAAATTGAATTTCATCGAGTACGCCATTCAGAAATGGAAACCATTTACGTGGACATTCCTTATGGTATTGATAACAACGAAACCATTATGTTACCTAAACGAGGAAACCAAGTAGATGGTACAGCAGGAGATATTAAAATAGTAGTTACTGTTAAAAACAATACAAAATTAGAGCGTAAAGGTCTAGATTTGTATTATACTCAATCCATTTCCTTAAAAGAAGCCATGTGTGGATTTACAGTAGAAATTGAATATTTGCAGAATAAGAATTTTAAAATTGTGAATAATGATTTTATTATTACACCGCAATATAAAAAAGTAGTGGCAAATGGTGGTATGAAACGCGATAAAAATCATGGACAGTTCATTATCATGTTTAATATTGTCTTTCCCCAATTGTCGCCTGAAAAAATAGAACAATTGAAGGATATTTTATAAAATGATTGTAACTATCGAGCTATTAATTTATTCAAATAAGATTGGTATACCAGTAAAGTCATCCCCGCCTCCTCCTTTACCTCCGATTGGTTGTATTTCTATTTCTCTATTTGTTGGAAAATAGTGTTTTGCATATTCGCCGCACATATTGTCATTTTTTCTTGCAACACTACAATAATTGTATTTTACTTTTTCTTCTTTTTTCTCTCCTGTAACTAAAAAAGAAGAATCTGTATATTGAATTGGGAAAAATTTACATGTACCAAATTGATTTCCTATTTCATCAGGAATAAAATGGGTGCAATGCAAACAAAATTTAGGAGACGCAACATAATATAAGAAGATAAAAAAATATTTCATACCTTATTACACTAAATATGTTTATATCTAAAATTGAATTAAAATAGTATAGGTTAATATGTTAAAGGATGGATAAAATTATTCAAAAAACAATTTTTGAAGAAATGAAAAAATGTTTGAAAGGTCCAGTACATATTGATGTTGACCAAGGATATATGCGTGAAGAGTTAGAACTAGAATATATACGTGACAAGGATGGAACAAGATATATTGTGAATATATATGATATAGATACATATCATAGTGTGTGGTATGCGAAATATCGTGTACCAGTTATGGAAGAAATGTTGAAAGTGTTTACGGAAGAAACAGCCGACTTGGATTCATTTACACTTTATTTAAACTATATATATGAGAAAAAAACATTTAAACTAAGGATTTAAGTATAATTATTTTTTTACTGTATATAATTTCTAAATATTGTTTAAACATTATTGCATAATATAAAAGTATGGACAAACAACAATTAAAAACCCACATCAAAGATTGGGTTAAATTAGACGATGAAATTTCTCATTTTAAACGCCAAATTCGTGATTTAAACTTAAAAAAAAAGAAAATATCCGACCAATTATTAGAAGTCATGAAAGAGCAGGAAATTGATGCTTTTGATTTGAACAATGACGGTAAATTAATACGCCAAGTCCGAAAAACCAAAACTCCTTTGAATAAAAAAACAATTATGACAAGTTTAGGTAATTATTTTAAAGATGAAGAAAAAGCAAAAGAAGCGTCCACTTTTATTTTAGAATCTAGAACAATAAAAATGAAT